CAGGCTGTACCGGCTATGCAAGCTCTACTCACAGCTACCGGCTCTGTTGCTAAATCAACTGAGATTATGAACGTGGCTCTTAACCTTGCCGCATCACGTAACGCCGACGTTGCTACCGTAGCATCGGATTTATCAAACGCATATGTCGGCAATACAAAGAGCCTTACTCAATACCGTTTAGGTCTGACAAAAGCCGAGCTTGCATCGATGACTTTTGACGAGATTTTAAGCAAGATATCTAAAGACACCATGGGAGCAGCCGATGAGGCCGCCATGAGTCTTAGTGGGCAATTAGCCATCCTTGCCGAGGCAAGCAACAAAGCCAAGGAGCGTATTGGTGGAGGCTTGTTTGAGGCCCTTGGAGGCGTAGCCGGACCTAATGGAGCCGGCGGAGCAGCTGCAAGTATTGAGAACTTATCTATTAAATTAACTAATGCGATTACAGGGTTTGGATACCTTGTTGAAAACGTAAAGATTGCTCAACCTATACTTGTTGGAGCCGGTATCGCTATCGGACTAGCTTGGGCTCCATGGTTTACGGCAATTAGCGTAGGCGTCTTAGCCCTTGCCGCTCTAGGTAATGCCATGAAAAAGAATAACGCTATTACTCCTCCTAATAATGGACCGCTATTTTTCCCGAGTGCAGGAGATGGTGGATACAAAGAGCGGGAAAAGGCACGCAAAAAGGCCGAGGCTGAGGCCGTTGCTCGCAACAAGCAACTTGCAAAATTAATTAAAGATCAAGCAAAAGCGGCAGCCGATCTAGTTAAACAAAAACAATTACAACTAGCCATCGATAAGGCTAACCTCTTACTTGGCAAAGGTGGCAATATATTCGATCTTGACGCCATCCAAATAAATGCGGCCTTAATTAATCAGGCCGATCAACTAGGTAAGACAACTAACGCTGCACAGTTATTAACTATTGCTAACGATGTAGCGCGTCTTAATATTAAGCGCTCGATGTACGAGTTAGAACAAGCAATTGCTTCCGGTGATATCAAAGCTATCGAAGCTGCTACCGCTCGACTCAATAAAGATTTAGAAATCTATAACGCTCTAAGTGGCCAAAAGACGCAGATGCTTGCTATTGAGACAATCCTTAAAGGACTATCTCCAAAAGATTTAATCGATCAAAATAACCTTGACGAGGCTTTACGCAAGATTAAAGAGATGCTTGCCTTGCTTGCTCAGGTAAAAACCCCTACAGCTCCTACCCCTCCGGGTGGCGGAGGCGGTGGAGGTGGCGGCGGTGGTTTTGTACAAACTCCATACGGTATTTCTCCTACAACGGCTCCTCGTAGCCTTGGCGAAGTCAATCAAGCGGTAGCGGATCTAGGCGGCGTTGTATCTGTTATTGGCGCGAACGGTAAGGAGTTTATTCAGCTAGTAGATGGTGCTGCTCAGGTATATCAGGAGCTTGAGGACAGCATGGCTAAAAATCTATTTATCGCTCAAGGCATCCTTACTCAGCCATTTAACGCCGGCTCTTTTAGAGCTGCCGAAGGCGGATCTTTATTTAACTCAGGTAGCACCGGAGCATATGATCGAGGCGGTACAACGGTAAACGTAACCGTTAGCGGATCTTTAATCGCTCAACAGGATTTAGTGCAGGTTGTACAAGATGCCGTACAACAAAATAACCGATACGGCAATAACTTGAACGTGGCAGGTTCTCTATAATGGCCGTACCTATTCTCAACGCTGTAATTAACTTTAGTACTGGTCCGTCTTTTAGTCAGACTATAGTGCTTGGTACTGGCATATTAGATACTAATATTTTAGGCGATAGCGCTTCCATTATTGTCGATGTATCTAATCAAGTGGATCAGATCAGTACACGTCGAGGACGAGATGTACAGTCTGACCAATTCCAAACAGGCACGCTTACTATGCGCCTTGTAGATCAAAATGGTGACTTTAATCCTCAAAATGTAAACGGCCCTTATTACGGAAAACTAACGCCTATGCGTAAGGTGCAGATTAGCGCTACGTATGGCCCTAACACTTACCTAATCTTTAGCGGTTTTATTACTGGCTATCAAACAATTACGCCTAAGGATGTAGGCGATATTGTCTATACAACTATTACAGCTGTCGATGCTTTTCGCTTGGCTCAAAATGCTCAGATTTCTACGGTGGCAGCTACACCGGCAGGGCAACTTTCAGGGGCTCGTATCAACGCCATCCTAGATAGCATTAACTGGCCTAGCTCTATGCGAGATGTAGACGCCGGACTCACTACCTTGCAAGCCGACCCGGGAACGGCGCGCACAGCACTAGCAGCGATGCAGACTGTAGAGACAAGTGAGTACGGCGCTCTTTACGTAGACACGGCAGGGTTTTTTACTTTTCAAGATCGAAGCGTTACAGCTGCCGGATCCGGTACTCCTGTAGTGGCCTTTGATAACACAGGTGCAGGTATCCGTTATTACAATGCTGTTTGGTTACTCAACGATGCTCAGGTCTACAACTCAGCACAGATAACTCGTACAGGCGGTACTACTCAATCGGCTAGTAATGCTGCCTCAATCGATAAGTATTTCTTGCATAGTTACAATCAACAAAATCTACTTATGGAAACCGATGCGGTAGCCCTGCAATACGCACAATCCTACGTAGCCTCACGAGCTGAGACAACTGTTAGATGCGATGCAATTACCTTGGATTTGTATACAGCCGATTACGATGCTGGAATTATCGCAGCTCTTGATTTAGATTTTTTTGATCCGGTAAGCATTACTACTACTCAGCCGGGTAATTCAACTTTAACTAAGACTCTCCAAGTGTTTGGCGTAGGCATGGATATCTCGCCTAATAATTGGAAAGTAGTACTTACAACTTTAGAGCCTGTCATCGATGGATTTGTACTCGATAGCTCTATTTATGGCTTACTCGATACAGGCGTATTAACTTACTAAGGAGATGGGATAAATGGCTAAACAGACATATACAACTGGGCAAGTCCTAACGGCTGCTCAGATGACGACGTTACAGGCTAACGATTACAACTGGACCGTGAGCGCTAAGACGGCTAACTATGTCCTAGTAGCCGCCGATGCCGGTACACGTATTACAATGACAAATGCAAGCGCGACAACAATTACGGTAAATACCGGAGTCTTTACGGCTGGCGATGTAGTCGATATTGTCAATCTTGGAGCAGGTGTACTAACTGTTACAGCTGGCACAGCTACAGTAAATACTTCGGCTACCCTTGCACTCAAGCAATACGATGCAGGATCTCTATGGTTTAGCGCTACCGGCACGGCTGTATTTTTCTCAGCCGATGCAGCTGATAGCCCTCTTACTACTAAAGGCGATTTATACACATACTCGACTACTAATGATCGTTTAGCGGTTGGCACTAATGGGCAGGTGCTTACAGCCGACTCAACAGCTGCAACAGGTTTAGCGTGGGCAACGGCGGCAGCCGGTGGTAGTGCTTACGTCGCAGGAAAAAACAAACTAATTAATGCCGATATGGGAATATGGCAACGAGGTACAAGTGTGGCCGTGCCGGGCAATAACACACAAACCTTTCAAGCAGATAGATTTTGGGCGCAGCACAACGGTTTAACTAATGGCACGGTTACATATGCTCGACAGTCTTTTACCGTAGGCCAGACAGATGTACCTAATAATCCTCTTTATTTTGCTCGTATTACAAATACAACTTTAGGTACAACACAAACTCAAACAGAGTTTGGACAATCTATTGAGGATGCAACGACTTTAGCTGGGCAAACAGCTACTTTTAGTTTTTATGTAAAGGCAAGCGGTACTTTTACACTTACAGGTTTTGCATACCAAAACTTTGGATCAGGCGGTAGCGGTAGCGTATTTACGACTCTTACACTTTCAACTTCTACTACCACTACATCATGGCAAAGAATTACGGCAACAGTATCCGTGCCATCTGTATCGGGTAAAACAATAGGAGCAGGTAATTACATAGCTTTTTACGTTAGACAAGGTACTCCTACCGCAGGATCTACTATTGACTTTTCTAATTGGCAAGTAGAAATAGCATCTACGGCTAGTGCATTTTCCTTAAATACTTCGACTCAGGCTTTAGAATTAGCCGCTTGTCAAAGGTATTTTGCTAATGTGGTCCCAAATACATCAGATTACGGAACAGTAATTTCAATGTTCCAAGCAACATCAACTACTACAGCTAAAGGTGGAATAAGATTTCCTGTTCCAATGCGAGTTTCTGCTTCATTAACTTTAGCGGCGGCTAGTAATTTTACAGTAGCCAATGCAAGTTATAGCCCGATTGGCGGTTCCTCATTTACATACGCTTTAGGTAACACTGTTGATTGCAGAATTGACATAAGTGTTGCATCAGGTTTAGTCGCTGGAAATGCAGCGGCTTTGTCAGGAAATACATCAAACCTATTAATACAAGCAAGTGCGGAGCTATAAAATGCCATATACATACCAAGAAATAACAGATGATTTTGGAAACAAAGTCATTATGCGTAATGATGGAGATGGAGTTACTACTTGGATACCTTTAGATCCAGCAAACTCCGATTATCAGGCATACCTTTCAGATGGAAAGTAGCTACAACGGATATCCGGCATCTAAAGATCCGGAAACGATAAAGGTCAAGTCGTATCAGATAAAGGGTACGATGCTGAAGTTAAGGTGTGCCGAGAGTGTTGGGCCTCTCTTGGCCGCCTTCGCTTCAGAGTTTCACGAGCTGATCGAGCCGCTAGATGCAGGACCGTTAGATGACTGGGGCTATTGCTATCGCATGGTGCGAGGCGATGCGACCAAACTATCCTGTCACTCATCCGGTACGGCGATCGACCTTAATTCAAGCAAGCATCCGCTTACGAAGGTCGGCACTTTTCCGGCTGAAAAAGTTCCAATGATCCGAGGGCTTGCTAAAAAGTATGGCCTCAAATGGGGCGGAGACTTTAGGAGCCGTAAGGATGAGATGCACTTTGAGGTAGAGGCAACACCAATCAAAGCTAAAGCCTTAATCGAGAGTTTAGGTTTAGAGTTACACAAATCCTAAGGGGCATTTAGGAGCAACACAATGAAAGAGCAAGCAATCGCAGCGGCTAAGTCCTATGGGCGAGCAGCTATCGCAAGTGCGGCAGCGCTGTATATGTCAGGTATAACAGATCCAAAAGTATTGGCTAATGCGTTTATCGCTGGGCTAATCGGGCCATTAATCAAAGCATTACAGCCGTCCGAGGGACAGTTTGGCGTAACTAAGTAATGGAAACGGCTCAGCTCATAGTCGGTATTGGTTTGGGAACCTTTACTATTTTGGGGCTATGGGCTGGGCTCATCCGTAAAATGGTCAAGTACTACTTATCCGAACTAAAACCGGACGGTAATGGCGGTCACAATTTGCACGGACGCGTAGAACGTATTGAGCAACGAGTGGACAAGATTTATGAGCTATTGCTTGAGGAAAAACTAGCTCGATAAATATTTGTGTAATGTCTCTTGCTGGTCGGCTGCTCGTATGCCGGACATAGGTCGGCTATCGACTCCGGGTTGAGACATCGAGGCCTGTAGCCAATGCTTGTTATCCTCGTAGAGCATTTTGGCGTTTACGGCAGCTTGTACGAAGTAGTCGATATCGCGTCCTCGTAACTTGAGGACAAACTCTGTCTCGATTAGTTTGTTATTTTCCCTCATCCAATTAGAGCCGATTAAAAGTAAATCACCGGGGTTTATCGCTCGATTATCCTCGCCGTATCCAAATACTTTAATCTTGCCGTCCATGGTCGCGTGCGAGGTTACGTCCATAGTGCCGCTTGGTGTCATGCGTGGAGCTGCCATCGACTTACCCTTTCTATTGAGCCTTGGCGTGTCGGATCTTGTAATTGTATGAGTGCTACCTCTACAATTTTGACAGATACAAAACGTATCAAAGGCTAAGGGCTAGGCCATAAAAAATAAATAGGTAATGTAACTTATCGGCGATTTTTGATAATCCGACTAGTTACATTATGTAAACCTGAAAGAGGCGTAAAAACCCCTACTCAGTCTTACATAACTCCTATTAAGTTTTTTATTTGTTTCGCCCTTTGCCTTAATTAAACACTAAGGGGCTAACAGATGGATCAACTAACACAAGTGCCAGCACTCATATATGTGCTTTTACTTATGGGCTTATGTACGGTGCTCGGCTACTCAATTGGACACCGCGAAGGACATGGCGAGGGCTATTTACGTGGCCGTGCAATTGCTAAAGCTCTGAAAGACAAGGAGCTACAGTCATGAGTTTTTTAGATAATTACGAGGACGTTAATACCCGCATTAAGCGCTTTCGCCAAGAGTTTCCCTCAGGTCGCCTAGTGGCCAGCATCGAGGATATGGATCTAGCTGCCGGTTGGATCCTGATTAAAGCTGAGGCATATCGTGAGTTTGAGGATCACGTACCGAGCGCTGTTGATTTTGCTTACGGCAACGTAGCAACACTTACGGCCAATATGCGTAAATGGCTAGTCGAGGACACAACGACCTCAGCCTATGGACGATGCATCGGCTTATTAACGCCAAGTGATACAGCGCGTCCTACACGTCAAGATATGGAAAAGGTCGAGGTTTTACCTGCATCGAAGGATCCTTGGGCAACCTTGTCGATTACTCAAACAGCGCGCGAGACAGGCACAACAGCTTTAAGCACGGCTGTAGCCGAGATCCAAGGCCAACTTGGCACAGAGCTTGCAGCTGCTCCCCCAGCTTGCGCCCATGGGACGATGATTTGGAAGCAAGCGGCGGCCGGTAGTCCTAAGAATTGGGGCGGTTATTTCTGTACTGAGCGCACAAAAGCGACTCAATGCTCCCCTAACTGGCACGTTATGACCTCATCGGGTCAATGGAAGCCACAGGTCTAATCATGGGCGATTTAATCTTTATTAAAGATGGTTATGCCACAACGATCCATGC